CCCCTATGGGGCTTTCCTCCGGAGTGAATCTTATTGACACGTGTTTACCTTCCACTAAATTTTGTGGAAGGTGATCAGCAGTGTAGGCACAAGCTTTCATAGCTAGGTCCCAATCAGTGATCTTCGGAAAGTTAATGAGAGGGATATTACAGTCTCCATTGGCTAAAGCCAATGTTTTCCGTATTATCCTAAACCTGCAGCGAGCCACATAGTGGCTGTATCTGCGGACCTGGTAAGATCGCGAAGATGGTAAATGTACCAACTCACGATACTCACCTTTCATCCAACTATCATACGTATCACAAGTCTCAGTGTTTGCGACTTTCATATATCTGTCTAGATTACTAGATAACATATTTTGAAGCCAAACATTGTCTCTTTGATCGTACAATCCCTTAAATTTCGATGTGGATTTACGAACTTGAGCCTTTTCAAGCTCAAGGACTAGCTCGTAGAATTCTGAGTTCCTAGCAATAGAAACTAAGTTTTCAATACGATCTTCTGGAATCTGAGACATAGTCTCAGACCATGAATTAGGGGTTACCTCCAATAAAGGAGCGCCACCTGTCATGCACTCTGGAAGTGCTAGTACATCGGCGACTAACTTAGCATTTCTGCTATTTAGAAGCAAACGTGTAAATCCGGGTGCTAGTTCTGAATCAGAGTAACCTCTCTCTCTGCATATCCTTAATAATTCAAGGAATTGTTCAGGATGACTATCGATTTGATCTAGTAAGTCAACTGGTAAACCAGTCACTTCTATACCATTTCTAAATAGTCTCTTAGCAAACTCGGCATTGCCGACTCTGCTTCGTGTGCTTTTTGAGAGGTTGATGGGAACACAAAGTTTAGACATAACAGAGAGATACATTTTATGTACTCTTTTGTCAGTATCTAAGTTATCATCTCCCAAGATGAGGTATCGGTAATTATCGATTCCACACTTCTTGGCACAAAATGCTTTAACAGCATGATGTGTAAGAGTTGAAACAGGCCAAGAGCTTAAAAAGCCCATAGGGTTTCCTGTGGCATAAGTTACTGGTCCATTAGGACTTTGGAACTTACGTTCCGATATTACTTTCTCCCACAAGTCTCCAACACCGTTGTGCGCTGCGTTAAGCAGAACTTTCTCAAGTTTCCTTGGGAAAACGTCTGTAAATGCAGTAGCATCGGTTGTATAAAGATTGCGGCCTAACCCTTTGATAAGGTTAGGTATCTCTGACTGTCTGTACGTAACATCTCCTTCTATTTGCTTAAGCGTCTGCATAGCAGCGCTGTGTATTCCAGATAGAGCATGATTGCTCCACCAGTCTCCAATAGCGACTGTGCGGGTTTTACCCGCCTTATCACTTAGGAAGACAATTTTGGAATGCTTAAAAGAAGTAGCTTGGGGCTTGCTTTCCTCTATTTCTATTCGGTGATTTAAAACTGATGTACATAAGTTCATCAACTTTATCACAGACTTCAGCAATTCAGGATCCTGGCGTAAAGCCGTGAGATCTCTGAGAGCTGTCGCTAAAGCGGGACCATTTGGCCCTGCTTTATTAGAAAATAGAATTTTGCAAGAGATAGGTTTTGAACTTAAAAATTCAGTGCCTTTCCATGTTTTGATAAAACTGGTGATTTCCT